ATGGCAAATCTGATTATTAGCGAAAACAACGACATTACTTTGACCCCAGAGCAAGCTAAAGCTCTTACTAAAGTTGAAGTCGCAGGGCAGTTTGAAAATGCTGTACTGCTGAACAAATACCTTGGTCGTATGTCTGTTCCAATGGAACCAGGTACTGAATTCGATGAGGTACTGAACACCGTACCTGCATATTCGCTGGCCATCTCTGTCGAAGGGCGTTGTTTTTCTGGTGTAGGTGCTCCGACGGTATCAGCAGCAGGAGACTCTTGGGAATTCAGGTATCCATTTTACTTGCTCGAAAGTTACGCCGACCAAGTAATTACTCAACATATTCCGGTTGCGCAACCGGTATAACCAAAATAAATCAATCCCGGCTTACGTCGGGATTTTTTCGTTCATTACCCGGTACCGGGACAGAGCCCCGGAAGGGGGAGGTATGAAAATGCCCCACAATGACAATGCCCTCCTTAGTTGGTTGGCTAACCTCTATTCGAACAATGCCAACTGGATAAACGGCATGGTGATTACATCAGTCTTGGCATTTGGTCGCGTACTTTTCTACGGCGGCAAGATCCGTACAGCCTTGGTGGATGCATTACTTACCGGCCTGATTGCAGTAACTACGGTCCCAGTCCTTTCCCCGTTATTGGTTCGGTCCATTGAGATGCTACCGGGCATGGGTGATGTGCTATCCAAAACCGAGACGATGAAAATTGAGCTGTTTGTGTTCTCGGTGCTGGGAGTTATCGGTGCCAGGGTAATCCGCGAGGCGGCTATTTCACTATTGCAGCGCATCAGCGGCTTGAACAGGAAGGGGGTTAGTGATGCAGATAAGTAAAACAGGTATTGAGCTGATAAAGCGCTTTGAAGGTCTGCGACTTAAAGCCTATCAGGATTCGGTGGGCGTCTGGACGATTGGCTACGGATGGACACAGCCGGTTGATGGAAAGAAAGTCGGTCCCGGCATGCAGATTGATCAGGCAACTGCCGATCGGTTGTTGAAATGCGGCATTGTTCAGTTTGAACAGGGCGTTAATCAACTGGTGATGGTGAAAATCACTCAGGGCCAGTTCGATGCGCTGGTGAGCTTTGCTTATAACCTTGGATTGCGTTCGTTGAGCACTTCGACGCTGCTGCAAAAACTGAATGCAGGTGATAAGCAGGGCGCAGCTAACGAGTTCGGCCGATGGGTAAATGCTGGTGGCGTGAAACGTCACGGCTTGGTGACGCGTAGGGCGGCAGAACGTGAGTTGTTTTTGTCATGAACACCTCATTCAGTTTTCGAACGATGGCGATCGGTTTGCTGCTGGTGGCGTTGATTGTTGCTGGCAGGTTGGCGTTCTACTTCCACGGTAATGCGGTAGAGGCTGGTGAGAAGGTTAGGCAGCAGAAAGAGGCGCTGGCGCAGCAGTCAGGACTGATTGCCACCATGCAGGAACAGGACGCCCGTAACCGCAAGCTGATGGCCGAGCAGCAAAAGAATAATCAGCAACTGCGCCAGCAGGGTGAACGCTATCAGAGGGCATTACGTGAAGCACTTAAAAACGACAAATGTGGGAATAGTCCTATGCCTGCCGCTGTTATTGACCTCCTGCAGCAAAACGCTGCCACCGGTACCGAAACAGGTCGTGCTGCTACCGCCTGAGTCCGTATTCACCCCATGTGAGCAACCAACGCTTCAGGGTGACACCTGGGGCGATGCACTCAGCTACGCGCTGGCGCTGCAAACAGCTTTATCAATTTGCGCCGGCCAAGTGACCACGCTGAACCAATGGCGGCCGGCCGCCGAGAGATAACTATTTTTTCATAGATGCTTCGCACTTATCTCTGAGTCTTGCGTATGCATCAGGCAACATCGGTGCACCAGTCATAACGCGGTAGCTACGGCATTCAGGTGTCTCATCGGGGTATGGGTTAAAACTTTCTTGCTGCTTGTCAGAGCATCCCGCAATAGCTACGAGTGGTAAAACTACGGCGAGTAAAAACATCTTCATTGGCGCCCTCCATGACTATCGTAAAGAAAAGCAATCTTAGCAGATGTTTGTTACCGATGAATTAATCAGCAAATGGCTGAGGCCAACGGTAAGTGGTAACACAACATCTCTAACGACCCGCTACGGCGGGTTTTTATTGCCCATCACAGAGTGCCAAATCTGACGTTGCATAATGAGCTGTAACCAAAGCCATCACCCTGCACCTACCGCGCTCCTAGAGCATCGGCAGGCTGGTGGTTCTTTCTCGTCTCATAAGTAAGAATCACTCTCAATTTTACGGGTCCTTCCTGGAGCTGAAAACACCGAGGGGCGGTAGACGCGCGAAAAGTCGCTATTTATGAGCTTTTTGGGCGCGGATCCTACTTCCTTCTCACTTAACACCTAACGCATTGTTTTTACTTAATTCACCTATGGCCAGAGCGGGAAGTGATCCTATCGAGATCCACTCGATTTTCGGGAAATCACTTCCCGGTTAAAAAAATGTTAATAAAAAGGAGTTTCGGGGGGATTTATGAATGTAACAAAGGCACAACTGGCGGATCTCTTCGAAGTTTCAACGCGCACGATCACCACATGGCAATCGCAAGGAATGCCGGTAGTGGCCGGCGAGGGGAACGGCGGTAAAGGCGGGGAAAATACCTATTCGACAAAGGACGTTATTACCTGGTACGCCGACCGCGAGGCCTCGCTAGAAAACGAGATATTGCGTAAAGAGCTGGACGCCCTGCAGCAAAGCGGGGATGAGGCCTTACAGCCCGGCACTATCGATTATGAGCGCTACCGTTTAACCCGCGCTCAGGCCGACGGCCAGGAATTAAAGAATGCTAAAGACTCCGCCGAGGTAGTGGAAACCGGCTTCTGCATGTTTGTCCTGTCAAAGGTTGCGGGGGAGATTGCCGGCATTCTTGACGGCATGGGGAGCGATGACATCCGGGAGGTAAACCTGATTAAGTCGGCGCGCGTCGGCTATTCAAAAATGTTGCTGGCCGTCGTGGCGTATTTTATCCAGCATAAACAGCGAAACGGGCTGTTGTGGCAGCCGACGGATGGCGACGCTGAAAATTTTATGAAGTCGCACGTCGAACCGACGATCCGCGACGTTCCCAGTCTCTTGGCAATGGCGCCCTGGTACGGAAAAAAACACCGCGATAACACGCTTTCGATGAAGCGTTTTTCGAACGGTCGGGGTTTCTGGTGCCTGGGAGGTAAAGCGGCAAAAAACTACCGTGAAAAATCGGTCGATTATGTTGGCTATGACGAACTGGCCGCCTTTGATGAGGATGTGGAGAAAGAGGGTTCACCGACGTTCCTGGGTGATAAGCGCATAGAAGGCTCAGTGTGGCCAAAGTCTATACGCGGATCTACACCGAAAATCAGGGGCATATGCCAGATAGAACGCGCCGCCAGTGAATCCGGGCATTTGATGCGTTTTCATGTGAAATGCCCACATTGCGGCGAGGAGCAGTTTTTAAAGTTCGGCGATCGTGAAACGCCATACGGTTTTAAGTGGGAATCAGGGAAGCCGAAGACGGTTTTTTATCTCTGTGAGCATAACGCCTGCGTGATACGCCAGCAGGAACTTAATTTTAGTGGTGCGCGTTATATCTGTGAAAACACGGGCCTTTACACGTCTGATGGCCTCCGCTGGTTCGAATCGACGGGGCAGGAGGTTGATCCCCCTGAATCAGTCTCCTTTCACATCTGGACCGCTTACAGCTCGTTTACTACCTGGGCGCAAATCGTTAAGGACTTTAGAAAGACGAAGGGCGACCCGGGCAAGCTGAAAACGTTCACCAACACGACGCTAGGAGAAACCTGGGCCGAGGAAGTGGGGGAAACGTATCCGAAACGCGCCCGGAGTGCTCGACAGCAAAACGCAGCGCGCCGGTGTTTCGCTGGACAAATATGGTGCCGCCATTGGTTACAACGTGGTGGATGACAGCTATCACCGACCAAACGAACGCGTTGACGTTATCGAGGACAGCATCCAGGAGACGGCCTTGCTGTACGTCGATCGGCCGCTCGACCTGGAGAACATCGATGACATCCTGGGCACGATTAACTCCTATATGCGCACGCTGACCAAGCTCAAAGCCATTTTTGGCGGGCGCGCCTGGCTGGATGAGGAACTGAACACCGCCGAAACTCTGGCGGCCGGTGAGGTCTATATCGATTATGACTTTGGGCCGAAATCACCCACAGAACGGATCACGATGCGGGTTCGCATTAACAATCAATATGCAGTAGAGGAGCTGGGGACGGTAAGGGCAAAAAGGGCAAAGTGAGCGTTGCCTATTTCGACCCCGCTGATGGTAGAACTAAAACGCAATCGCTGGAGCATGATGGGCCTGACCAGTCCAACCCCTTCACGCAGCCGAGCAAAGCCCAGGCGGACAGCAGCGCCAAATCAAAAATGACGCAGGCCAACCGGAACGAAAGGCGAATGACGCTAAGCGGCCCGGGCCGGCCGCAGTATGTACCGTTGACGGCCGAAAGCCGGATAACAACGGCGGGATTTGGTGAGGAGGAGGATCGCACCTGGTTAATCGAGTCCCTGGCGTTTTCTTTGAGCAGCTCAGGCCTAGCGATGGCGTTTAACCTGGTCACTGTGACCTGCCCCCAGGATTAGATACAACGCTCACTTAGTAATGTCGGATCTTGACCCTGACCCAAAATCCTGTTCCATTCAGAAACAGAATTTTGGGTCAGGGTCACACTGAGCGTCAGCCCCCTAACTGTACCGAATGCGTGTCTTCAGTAAGCGAAATTTTTATTGTGTTCAAACGGAGAAATGGTGCTCATACCCAGATCGCGACACACCGGCACAAAGCT